CAAAGGGCAGATGCTTATCATCTGGCATCCATACCCCCGTACCCACTGCGCGATGACCACCGTAGATAAAAATACGTTAATGCAGTTCGGCGCAAGGTTGATCAGGAGGGCAGCATGAAAAGCAGGCCATTTTCACAGATGGAAGAAAAATACATCAAACGGGCCGCTGGCAAGGTGCCGGTTTTAGTCATGAGTGAGCAGCTGGGATGCGAGGTCAGAAAGGTTAGGGACTTCTGCGGAACGCGAAAGATAGCAACAAAGGTGCCGACCGAAATTTTACGCCAGCACTACCCAGAAGTTTTAAAGGAAAGGCGGTGTCGGAAAGCTTCGCCAAAGTTATCGGAGAGCCTGGAAACTACAAAGATATCATCACAAGAGTTCGGCGTGAGCACAAAGCTTGCGGAGTTTGAACGGCTTCTGAACGTTGCGAGGTACGCATGAAATCATCAACACTTCTCTGCTGTGAGCACGCAGCAATACAGCCGACAAAGCGCTCCAGGGCGAAGCGCAAGCCGATACTGACTGCCAGCCAGATACCGACGTTCGATTACGTGCATGGACTGCTACAGGCGAAATGGAACCGAATGCGGAGGGCACGATGCGCAAGCTAAGGCGACGATGTAAGAACCCGGACTGCCGCGATTGGTTTCACCCATCCTTCGCAGAACGAACGTGGTGCAGCGCAGAGTGTGGAACTATACTCGCACTCGCCAAAAGGGAGAAAGACCGGCAGAAGGCCGTACAGGAGGCAGAGCGACGACGAAAGGAGACAACCCAGCAGGAAAAACGAAGCCTCAAAATCCGCAAAGCAGCATTACAGCCCCTCAGTTACTACCACCGCCAGACCCAGGCCGCCTTTAACGAGTACATCCGCACCCGCGATGCTGAACAGCCCTGTATCAGCTGCAGCCGTCATCACGATGGCAAATACGATGCTGGTCACTACCGCACCCGCGGCGCATCACCGGCTACCCGGTACGACGAAAGCAACTGCCACAAGCAGTGCGTTCCGTGTAACCAGCACCTGTCTGGCAACATTGAAAACTATACGCCCAACCTGATTAAGAAAATTGGCGAGGCTGCGTTCGATCGGCTGATGGGTCCGCATCCGGTGCAGAAGTGGACGCGCGAGAAGCTGCAGGAACTGGCCAGGCATTACCGACAGAAAACCAGAGAGCTGCGTAAGCGGCAACAGGAGGCAGCGTGAAATTAACGAAACTGCAGCGGGCAGCGTTGCGTATGAGGTTTGGCGGTAACTGCGCTTACTGCGGGTGTGAGTTGCCAGAGAAAGGATGGCACGCCGATCACGTCGAAGCGATTCATCGCAAGCTGGAGATTGACGAAGAGGCGCGAGCTAAAGGGAAATGGAAACTCAGGCAGACCGGTGAATCATTCAGACCACAGAATGACAACATCGACAACCTTTTCCCGGCTTGCGCACCATGCAACTTGTTCAAATCGGTGTTCAATATTGAAGAGTTCCGGCGGCAGGTTGCTTATCAGGCAGAGCGGGCCATAAAGACTTCACTTAACGCCAGAACGGCGCTGAGATTTGGACAAATCCAGGTAACAGCAACTCCGATAATTTTCTGGTTTGAGCGATATCAGAAGGAGAAAGCCGCATGACCTGGCTAACCCAACTACTCCACATTTTCACTCCTGTTATCCCATCACCACCTCCACCAAAGAAAGCCAACAGCTGGCCTGTTCAGCAGAAGAGAAACATTAAGCGGAGGAAGCAATGACAGACTATCTCAAAAAGAAATGGCTACACCTGCGCATATACCGGACTAAAGGCAGCTTTATGTGGGACTACAAAATCCTGAAGAACTTCAGCCGACTAATGAGGGTGGGCAAATGAACGGATATTACCCAGCGTTAAAACTTCTCCCGCTCTATACCCGGCAGGCCGACCTACGGAGGGCATGGTGCAAAGGCAAGAAGACCGTCACGCCGTCACAGCGTGTATGGACGCGGTATCTGCTGATGTTGTGGGGGAAGCACCTGGGCGGTGATGATTATGATTGTGGCGGCGGCAGCGTCATTGGTCGCCTGATGATTCAGACTGAATGGACCGATGCCCGTGCAGAGAAAATTATCGAAACGGTCAACTGGTTGTACGAAAAAGGCTATCGCGGTGACGAGCTATTTAAGCGCTCACGCGAGGTGGTTATCCCCGGCACGACATTTGCCAGCATCATTGCTCTCGCCAAAGAATCAGATGATGCGGCATTTGTCGAAAGGGTAATGGTAAAGGCCATCAAGCGAGGTAGTCCAATTCGAGATGTGGCTATTTCACGCTATTGCGAACGCAAACGCCCGCAAGATATCGCCCGGCACATGAATTATGAAACCGGCGTTGATATACAGTTCGCGAGGAAACGTGTTATCTGGTGCGAGGAAATACTCGAAGAAGAAATGTTTTATGCAATTAAGCGCGAAATGGAGAAAGAAATTACCGAAGAAGCAGCATAAAAGGAAAATAATTTCAATAAAGCTTGAAATTGAGAAATGGACCTGGTAGTTTTATGTCAAGCTCGGAAGTCAAAGACGAAAGAGCGCGGTGATGAAGCACAAGATGACAGTTCTGATGAATCGGGGACATCAAACGCCCAAAAGCTGAATTGTGTGGCAACAGCCAAAACGCGACTTCAGACATCACCTAAGAAGCCCTAGCATAGTCCGGGGCTTTTTGTTGCTCTTTTTCGGGTAGCTACTACAGTTAAACATGTAGCAACTCAATGCGCCGCCCAACAAATGGATTTCATCAAAATCACAGATGATAAACAGGCGCACCATATTCTGAGGCTCCGCGATTGCGGGGCCTTTTTTATTGCATCGGTAAGAGCATTACGACGCCTAGCGGTTCATTTCGTAAGGCGTTTTGCTATCTGAAATCAAGATTTCTGATTCAGACTATCGGTAAATTTTTATTTTAGATAGGTTTATCTAATGATTAAGCATGAAATAGACTTCAAGAATTGTTTTGTAAAGATATTGCCTTAACAAGCATGATTTAGCCCCCAGTAGCACCACGCTTTTTAGTTACACTAGACCCAAATATATGAATTTGCTAAAATTATTATTTCTCTGGGTCTGTGTTTGAGTGAGACGCCTGAAAATATATCTTCTTCATCATTTCAGTAGCTTGGGCAGGGGATTTCATTATTAAGTCGTTGGTCATATGCTTATCAATATTTGTTAATGCGTAACAGAATCCTGTTCTTGTTGGCACTGAAGTGGAAATAGACAAACCAATTTCTCTTAATTTACAGATCATGTTCATGGTGCGCTTGTCCCAGAGAATCCGGTTTGATTTACCCTTTATGAGCATCAAAGACACCGAGTTTCTTTCGTAATGCTTAATCATTAGTCCGCATTTGTCTGGGCGCATGGATTCATCAACCTCTGGAAACTTTCTCCATCCGCAGTACCAAGTGCGGCATACGCTTGGGCGGTCCTCGTATATAGAGCAACCACCGTTGACGGATAAGAAGCTGCATTTGACATCAGCTGATTTTTTTAGCTCGGTCTCGTCGATTCTAAGACTAATGCAGCAGGCAGTACATTCTCCGCACGCTCTACCCTGAACCAACGGTCTGCTCATATAAATCATATGCTCACCTTTTAATTTTTGGTTACCACCTAAAATATTACCTTACAGGAAGTGCGGTGATAACAGAAATTACATTATCTGTGCTGAATTAATTTCATATAGAAGGCACAAGCAAACTTAGCTGAGACGAATTGGCGCTTCCCCTGAAGAGGTTAAGAGGGCGGATCTTTACCATTAGTTTGCACCAACACTTCAAGGTCGCCACGGAGCGGCCTTTTTTTATGCACTCAATTAGCGCCACGGCATAGCCGGAGGTGAACATGGTTAAATCTATGCCTGACAAAATTGCATCAGTGGCTAGCTACTGCGTGTCCGGCACACTTGTCTGCGGAGGTGGTGTGTCTCAGTGGCTGCATGACCTCGACTGGAACCAGGTGGCCGTTATAAGCGGTGTCGTGATAGGTATTGCGACATTCCTGGTCAATCTCTATTTCAAAAATCGCCAGACGCGAGCTTATGAAGCTTCTTTGAATCGCGGCTACATATCACCTCCACCACAGGACCAGTAATCATGGCGATGTCACCATCCCTGCGCAAAAAGCTGCTGGCTTCCGTAGGGGGCGGTGCTATTGCGATTGCCACAGTCATGCTGTCTGGCCCTGACGGTCTTGAAGGGCGTGAATATGTTGCGTACCGCGATGTCGTCGGCGTTCTCACTGTCTGCGATGGTCATACCGGTAGTGACATTATCCCCGGCAGACGGTACACCGACGCAGAATGTGATGCGCTCACCCGCAGTGACCTGATACGCATAGCCAGACAGGTCGATCCGTACATCAAAGTGCCTACGACCGAAACCCAACGTGCTGCGTTGTACTCGTTCGCATACAACGTCGGCGCTACAGCGACAATCAATTCAACGCTGCTGAAGCGACTGAATGCACGTGACTACGCTGGAGCCTGTGACCAGCTGCGCAGCTGGACTTATGCCGGGGGTAAGCAGTGGAAAGGGCTGATGAATCGGCGCGAGGTTGAGCGGGAGGTGTGCATATGGGGGCAAAAGTGAAAGGCAATCTCATAGCGCTTTTAGCTGTATTCATTATTGCTCTGGCCGGAAGCCTCGTCTGGTCATCTTCTCACTACAGCGGTTTATATGAAGCAGAGAAGAAACGCGCCGATGACGCTGAGGAAGTCGCTAAACAACGTCAGGACACTATCAACGATATGCAGGTGCGCCAGCGCGATGTAGCTGCGCTCGACGCCAAATACACAGGAGAACTGAACAATGCTCAGGCAATTATCAGCCAGTTGCAGCGTGATGTTACTGATGGCCGTAAGCGGTTGCAGCTCAACGCCACCTGCAAAAAGCAATCCGCCACCGGCACCCCCAGCGTGGGCGATGCTACCACCGCCCG